AGCACCAGCGCAGGGCTGGTTAACACCGCTGATACCAGTGGAATTTTGCAACTACAAACTGCATCTACAGCGGCACTCACGATAGACGCTTCACAGAACACCACATTAGCAGGAACGCTAACTACTACAGGCATTACCAACTCAGGTGTAGCAACTGCCACAAGGTTTAATCCTACTGGTTCATCTGTTACTGGTAACGGAATGTATCTACCTGCGGCTAACTCTTTGGGTTTGTCTACTAACGGCACTAATGCGGTTTATATAGATTCTTCACAGAATGTGGGAATTGGTACAACTTCGCCTAGTGCAAAACTAGATATAACTAATGGTGGTATCAAGGTATCTACTGGTGGGTATAACTTAGCAATGCAGGGTTCTACTAGTTCTGGTACTTTAAATGGTTTGTTTATTGCTGGCGTTCCTCGTGTAACCGATGACACAGGGACATTTGAGAATACCTACATTGGATGTGGCGCATCTGTTGGAAACATAATTTTCCAACAAGGTAACAGTTCTACTACTTCAAGTAATACAGAACGCGCCCGTATCGACTCCGGTGGTAGTTTCTTTCTTAATTGCACTTCCTCGCCCACAGGTAACAGCACGGGAACTGGCGGCATTGGGTTAAAGGTAACCTCTGGAGATGCCTTTAACATGAAACACGATAGCAACGGGAGCAACACTTTTAACATTTGGCAAACAGGCACTAATAGCTTTCAGGCATTTAGTTTTTGTAAAGGTAGCACACAAACTCAAGTTGGTAGTATTAGTTGCACAACAACAGGCACTGGATTTAACACGACATCCGATTACCGATTAAAAAACACGATTGCCCCAATGACAGGCGCACTGGCTAAAGTTGCATTATTAAAACCCGTTACATACAAGTGGAAAGTAGATGGTTCTGATGGTGAAGGTTTCATTGCACATGAATTGCAAGAAATAGTGCCTGATTGCGTGACTGGTGAAAAAGACGCAGTAGATGCTAAAGGCAATCCTGTTTATCAAGGAATTGATGTTTCATTTCTAGTAGCAACACTAACTGCCGCCATCCAAGAACTAAAAGCAATAAACGACACACAAGCCGAAACAATCAACGCACTAACCGCCCGAATCGTGGCGCTGGAGGCAAAATGACAACAATCGTAGATGGAACAGCAGGGGTAACCTTCCCTGCGGGTGGAGTAGGTAATCCTGCTGGAGCAGTAGTGGGTACAACCGATACGCAGACGCTTACTAATAAGACTCTGACTAGTCCTGTTCTAACAACTCCAGCATTAGGTACACCATCGGCTTTGGTGTTGACTAATGCAACTGGATTACCAGCGGCTCAACTTACAGGAACACAAACCATACCAAGGGGTACATTGCCTACGGGGTCTGTGTTGCAAGTGGTGCAAGCAACATATTCAACTAATACAAACACCACTTCAACTAGTCCAGTTGCAACAGGACTAACCGCATCAATAACACCGACTAGCGCAACTAGCAAAGTGTATGTAATGATTGCCAACCCAATGAGAAGAAATAATGGGTCAGGGCTTTATAACGGTTTTAAAATTTATTTATATCGTAATGGTTCTGCTATTTGGACTCCTATATCTAATGTTGGGTATTCTTACCAAGCTACTGATGCCGCTGTGTCTGTAGTTGTGGCATTTAACTATTTAGATTCCCCCGCTACTACTTCGTCAACAACTTATGCAATGTATTTCAATGCAAATTCTGGACAAGTTGTAACTGCTTCATCTTGTGTTGACAATGATTCAGCAAACATAGTTCTTATGGAGATAGCCGCATGACAAAATTTGATGCAATTATTGCGATATATCCTAGTATTGTTACTACGCATGGTGACGATGCTTTTGACGCTGATGGCAATCCCGTCACTTATGACAAATCAGCAGTTCAAGCCTACATTGACGCTCATGCCTACATAGCAAAACGCCAAGCGGAATATCCCCCGTTTACTGACTATTTGGATGGCATAGCCAAAGGTGACCAAGCACAGATTAACAAATACATAGCCGACTGCCAAGCGGTTAAGGCTAAATATCCAAAGGGCTAACATGGAAGTAACCATCACCCTGACCGCACAAGAAGCCGTTGACGTTATTAACATCATCGGTCAATTACCAACCCAGTCCAACGCTCATCCGCTGTACCTAAAACTACGAACACAAGTGGAAGCGCAGCTCCCCAAACCAGAAACTCCAGCGGAGTAAGCCATTGACCCATTTTCCCTCCTCATGGCAGCTCAGGCTGCCGTTAGCTTTATTAAAGCAGGGTGCGACATGCTCCACGATGGACGCATGGAACTCGAAGGGGCTAAGAAAACAGTCGAGGGCGTCATTGACGACGTCAAGGCTATTAAAAGCATATGGGATTGGGTCGTTGGGCTATTCGCGCCATCTCACGACAAACTTGCGACAAAACGAGACGCAATCGCGCCAAAGTCTGTGGCGCAAAAGAAGCAACAGTCCTACGAAGAACTTGAACTCAAACTCATTAGCGAAATTGGTGCAAACCTTGGCGTCCTATTTGATACACAGCAAGAGATTAACAACCACTACCATGAGCTAGAGGAAACATCAAAGACCAACTACGACCCAACGCAAAACACTAGTAAAAAGGCTATTGAGCGTGCTTTGATTGAGTTGCAGATGGAGAAGTTGATGGAGCAGACTAGGGAAGCGATGGTCTATGCGCCGACTGAGTTGAAAGATTTGTATACGCGTTTCTTGAAGATGCACGCCAGAATAGAACAAGAACAAGAGTGGGCTAGGGCAGAAACGATACGCAGGGTTAGGTTAGCGAGGTGGGCAAGAGAGCAAGAAGAGATTAGGCATATCGAGACAACAAGTGGGATAATTGCAACAGTGTTTGTATCTCTATTTTTTGGGTGGCTAATGTGGCAACTGCGCGTCTTGTCGGATGGATTTTGACTGCGGTTGCGCTGTGTATTGTTGTAGGAACAACTTCGATGGCATACGTAGAAACCCTATATATGAAAGCGCAGCTTAAACGAGAAATTAAAGAGTTGCGTAGGCTTAAACAGGAACTAAAGGAGCAAAAATGAATGAACTATTCGGCTTACTCAAAGGTATCGCGCCCACGTTGGCAACTGCTGTTGCTGGTCCTCTGGGTGGCATGGCGGTGTCCGCTCTGGCTTCTAAGTTTGGTGTCTCCGATTCTGTCGAATCCGTTGCAAAAGCGATTGCTGGTGATCCACAGGCGGCTCAAAAACTTCAAGAACTGGAGTTAGAGTACGCAAAACTAGATGCCGCCGACAGAGATTCTGCCCGCAAGAACGAGATGGCTTTAGCCACAAGCGAGCACACACCCCTACTCAATAAGTCCGTAACGCCTATTTTGGCTATTGTGGTAGTGATTGCATGGGGGCTCATCCAGTATCACTTATTGACTCACGTTGTGCCTAATGAGATGCGTGAGATTATCATCCGTGTATTGGGTACATTAGATGGCGCGTTAGTTATGGTATTAAGCTACTATTTTGGTGCAAGTCACAAACACTAACATGCAGCTCTCAGAACACTTCACCCTAGAAGAAGCCACGTATAGCGAGACTGCTATACGCATGGGGATCAACAACCAGCCCGATGAACGCCAACTGGCAAATATGAAAGCGGCGGCAGGGCATTTGGAGGAGGTGCGTAATGTCACTGGCCCTATGCGTGTTAATTCTTGGTTACGCCTGCCCGACGTTAATCTTGCTGTTGGCGGTTCTAAAGTATCCAGCCACATGGATGGTTGGGCTATTGACTGCTCTTCTTCTGCTCATACTCCTCACGAACTATGTCAGCTTGTTTTGAAGGCAGGAATTAAGTTTGACCAGATGATCCATGAGTATGGGCGTTGGATGCACATATCGTTTGCGCCTGAGATGCGTCAGCAAGAGTTGACAATTTTTAAACCAGAAGGTAAATACAAGGTTGGAATTTGGACTGAAGCCGAGTACCATACAAAGTAATATGCCATTACAGAAAATACAACTAAAGCCCGGCGTTAATCGTGAAAACACGCGCTATACAAATGAAGGTGGTTGGTATGAATCCGACAAGGTACGCTTTCGTCAAGGCACGCCTGAGAAAATTGGTGGATGGCAACGCATTTCTTCTGCTACTTTTTTGGGCGTCTGTCGTTCTTTGTGGAACTGGATTACGCTGGCTTCTTTGAATCTATTGGGAGTAGGCACTAACTTAAAGTTCTACATCGAGAGTGGCGGTGCTTATAACGACATCACGCCGACACGAGTAACTAACACCCTAACCAACCCGTTTACTACGGCTACATCCACTAACACCGGAACAACAACAAAAGTCACAGTAACCGATGCTAATGGCGGTTTTATTAACAATGACTACGTCACGTACTATATTCCGGGGGCGGCATCCGTTACGTTTAACGGAATCACTATTACAAGTAACACCCAATATCAGCTTACCTATGTGAGTGCTACTACATACACCATATCCGTTACAGGTACAGCCAGCGCTAGTTCTGCTGGTGGTGGAACAATTTACGCGGTCTATCAAGTTAATACTGGCCCTTCTTACAGCGTGCCGTTAACGGGTTGGGGGTCTAGCACTTGGGGGTCAGGTTCTTGGGGTATTGGCACCACAACAACAGACGCGCTTCGCATATGGAACCAAATAAATTGGGGGCAGAACCTGCTGTACGGACCTCGCGGCGCACCACTATATTACTGGGACGCTATACAAGGCGTAACTGGGCAGGGAGTGACTATGACAATTGCTACCCCTTGCGTGGTGACTTCTGCTGTGGCCTTCCCTGACGGCACACCTATTACGCTTTCTACAACGGGGTGGTTACCGACGGGATTAGTTCCGGGCGTTACTTACTACACCAAGTATATTTCAACCTATACATTTAACCTTGCGGCTACATCAGGTGGGGCATCCATAAACACAACTGGTACGCAAAGTGGTACACAAAGAATAACCCAGCGTGGAGTATTGCTGTCTTCCTTAACAGGCTCGGATGGCTACACCCCACTATTTCAAAATACATTTACTGTGTCGGATGCCAGCCGATTTGTGCTTGTCTTTGGTACAAATGACTATGGAAGTACGGTTCTTGACCCTATGCTGATTCGTTGGTCAGACCAAGAATCTTT